GTTTGCTTAGAAAGAGTTGCTGGGAACTGAACATCGATCAGGAACATGTTGGGCTTCACGCCCTGACCGATAGTTTGTAGGAACTGACTTACGTTTGACGATGCCATTAGTGGTTACCTCTGTGATGTTTTTCTGTATTACTAATTATCTACCAACGACTTCCGAGAAGGAAACGCCCGTTCTTGTTGCCGTTACAGTAACGGTTACATAGTTGATTGAGCGAGTTGGCTTGAGGTAGAGTTCAGCAACAAACTCATTTCTATCAATAACTTCTGGAGTGTTGTTTGTTGTATCACATACAACTAGGAAGTCAATTACACCTCTGCGAGCTTGAACTTCTGCCAAGTAAGAAGAAATTGAAGCAGTGAAGTTTGAACGAGTTGTGCTATCGTTCTGCTCAAAGAGAACTCCTTCAGCAAGTGCTCTTGCTCTCTTCTCAACATTGAGGAATAGACGACGAACGTTAATTCTGTCAAATGCTGATGGTGAAGCGAGAGCAGTCTTGTCTCCAAAGAGAACAGGACCAGATCCTGGAAGAGAAACAATAGGATTAATTCTATTGCTGTATAGATCGTCTCTCTGTGCTTTATTTGGATTGAAAGCAAGCTTGACAACGTTCTGTACACCACCACGATTTAGACCTGCTGGGGAGAACCAGTCATCTAGAATTGCAGAAGTTGAAACACAGAGACCAGCAGTATCACCATTACAACCAATGTAGCGATACTTATCGTTGAAACGATCGTATGTATACTTGATACCACTATCTAAAACAACATAGGAACTTGAAGCAATTCCATCAAAGAAAGCAATTGTATTTGCTAGTTGAGTTGCAGGAGAAATTGAAGCACCACCAGTAGTGGCAATTTGATTACCAACATAAGGAGATAGGAAAGCAACGCAATCCTTTCTACTGTTAGCAATAGCAGCTACTGCTTGTGCTTTAGCAAGAGTATCAACTTCATTGCTCATGGAACCACCCATGATAACAAAGTCAATAGTTGCAGATTCTGTATCTAGGAATTCATCATATGCTGCTTGAATTTCTCCAGCAGTATAAGCATAGTCATCTAGACCACCAGATAAAGTTCCACCAGCAGTTTGAAGAATTCTTGATAACTCTTTTGGAGCACCAGAAGTTGCTGCGTATGAAGCAGCAGTTCCACCTGGATTTTCTCCAAGAGTTGTGATTTCAGCAGAGGTTAATTCTTGACCAGCGTAAATGAAGTTTGAAAACTCATTGAGTGCTGATTTCCAGTATGTGGAATTTCCTTCTGGTGACTTAGCATCAGAGATTTTTGAAAGATATGTAAAACGCTCAACAACTGTATTATCTCTTTCGTCAATGACAGCAAGATGAACTTCATCATATGAAAGATAACGCTCTGCTGCCCAAGGTGAAGTACCAGGGCGAGGACCGATTGCCTTGAAAGATAAACCAGTTGTTCCAATTGCCTCTGCATTCCAATCGGAATTAGTGTAAGCAACTACTGTTTCACCAGCTCCAGCGGTTGGAGTTCCAGTTCCTTTTGTAATTAAGAATGTGCTTGAGTTTACTACTTTATAAACTTCGTGTGTTGTTGCGTTTCCAGCTGTGTATGTATCCCCAACTGTGAAACCATGAGTTGCCTTGGTTACCTTATAGTCAGCACCACGATCAACGATAACTACACGGTAGTAGTTACCTTCTGTTCCTGCGTAACGAGCAGCAAATTTTTCTGTTGTAACGCCAGCATCGAATGCATCCTTATCAGCAATAAGAACACCAGTGCCACTCTTGGTTGCGTTCTTAACAGTTGTTGCTGCACGGAGAACTGCTAATTGACCACCGTAGCGTAAAAATTCTGCTGCTACTAACCAATCAGAAGCATTTGCCTCAGCTGGTGTTCCGAACGTGTCAATTAGATCTCTTTCTGAATTGACGCTTACGATTTTGCCTACTGGTCCAGTGCGGAATGTAGAAGCGAAAGCAGCACGAATAGCGAGTGCTCCAGTTACTACGGCATTGGATAAATCACGCTCCTTAATAACAACACCAGGCGAGACTTGACTTGCCATGTTTTTACCTCTTAGATATCAAATTTATCTAAATCTATTTAGAAATTACTAATGTTCAGAAGGGGAAACCATGCATGAACACCTCACCAATCTGGATATGACCAAACATCAGTATCTTTCTTTCTTCTATCCAGTATTCTTTTGACAGTACATGCCTTACATTCATAGGAATATGCTGATGGAAACGGTCTTTTATTCTTTCTGATCAAGTAAAAATCCGTGAGAAGATCCTTCTCTTTACAGCAAGTTCTGCACTTCCTTTCCTTGAAGATGAGATGCTCTAAAGAAAATTGATCTTCTATGTTCATCAGTAATTCCACATATAACTTACTTCTTCTTGAGTATTTCCATACTCCCACAATGATCCATCGGCGTCTACAAAACTATTATCTCCCATACCATCGTCAATAAAACCAAATGGTGCCATATCTTGCTCAATTTGATTTCTTTGTTCTTCATAGATGCGGCGTCTGACATCCTGATCAGTCATCTCTTTAAAGTACTCTTGCATGACTAACCATGCAAAGAGAACTAGACACATCACAAGGTCATCATGGTATCCTTCGTCTGCTTCCCACGCCATCTTTTTCTGAATGAATGTGGTAAGCTCTTGTAGAATTTCAAAATCACCAAATGTTAGTTTATCTTCTTCAATGATTGCTTTAAGATTGGAGCAACCCAATTTCTTAACTGTCACACTCATCTTTACACCAAGTTGAGTTTTCATTCCAGAGAAACCTGTGCCAACAATTTGACCTGCCCTACCACGCATCGCACACATCAATACGTTAGGATACTCTAGATCATAGTTCAAAGTAGCAGCAATACTATCACCAATATCGTTGACTTCTACCAGGATATATGGTAAATTGTATTCCTTCGCTACCTGTAGAATTACCGAGGGAAACAGTACAGGTTTAATTTCATTATTTCTGTACTTTGCCACGACCTTATACGGCAGTGTGGTGATATCAAACACGACGAAAGCACTATAGTCGCCACCAATTCCTCTGGCAACATCGACAGTAATAATGTATTCGTGATCTTTTTGTACTCTTTCGTGAATATCAAGTCCTGCATTGGATGTAATTGGGTCAATGAATGGTATGTTTTGAAGCTTCGATGGACTGATGAGAGTGTCAGCAGAACCAAGGAAGTCGCACTCAAACTCTTGTGCGAACTGTCTTTGTGAAGTATTCTTGAGTGTCTCTTCTTTCCACTTGGCATCTCTTCCAGGAACCTGAGACCAGTGAACCTCATTCATTACATAACCATTCTTACCATTCTTGGCATCAATCCACATCTTGTAAAAGTGGTTCATGCCATTCGGCGTTGAAATGATTATGACTTTCGTGCTCTTACCAGAAGTAATAGTAGGATAAACAGAGGCAAAGAATTGCTCTGCAACATGGTTTGGAACGAAAGCGAATTCGTCGAGGAACAAGATATTGAACGACATGCCACGGACAGCAGACGCAGATGTAGAAGATGCCAGAATTTTTGATCCGTTCTCAAGTTCGACATTACCTTTGTTCCAAACAACTACGCCATGCTGCATCCACTTGGGTAAGTTTTCATATGCTAGTTGAAGTCTACTCAGGAGCTCCCTGGATGTGGAAGCTTTGTTAGCGAGGATACCAATATTAACGCTATCAAAGAATATTGCGTAATAAAGCAGATAAGCAACAACCGTAGTGGATTTTCCAGTTTGTCTGGGGAGTTTTGCGATGTTGAATCGGTTTTCATGGAAGTCTCTTAAAATATTCTTCTGGAAATCATACATCTCAAAAGGCACCAAGCCTTCGTCTAGTGAGATAATCTTAATATAATTTTCAGCAAAATAGACTGGATCATTCTTACACTTGATCCATTCGTTAATTTGTTTTTTCGTAAATGATATTTGGGTTCCTGCTTTCTTTAGATTAGGATTACCCAAATATACATCAGTACCAGCTGCCACAATAAAACCTAGTCACTACTGGTATTTAGGGGTGGTCGTTTTCTAACTCCGTCAATCTCTTCTCCCAGGTAATACCACCTTCTTTACCACGGCAGGGATTGATACAAGTATCATCTCCTAGTTTGTTGCAGACTAATCCAGCCAAGTCAAGTTCGTTGCCAGGCTTATTTGTACCAGTCCAATAGTGCTGATCGTTGATCCAATTAGCACCGCACTTAGGGCAAATCTTTGTGTTCATTTTTATACTCGCTGAGAAACTTTTTGAAATCGGTTGTATCTCGTACAAGTTGCCTTTTGAGTTTCCAACCCATCCATTTCATCTGAACTCTTACAAACGCATAGCGCAATTGGAGATCAGCATAGACAAAGAGTTTCAGCGTCTCTTCGACCCCAGCATATGCTACTAGGATCGCAAAGAAAACAATAATAAAATAAGATCCGTACATATGTAACTCTCTGCTACATTTATTATAAGCTATGTAGCAGAAAATAGTGTTACAGTATGTTACGATTTGATAAGTATGTCTTTACATGCTTATAAATTATGCTTCTGTCCAGGTTCCTTTAGCAATTCGGATTTCCTTTAGAATGTTAAAATCCTTAGCTTTAGTACCACCATCGTAGTTCCAAGCATGACCTTCAGCAATCATTTGATTGTTGATGGAGACTTCTTCGCCGTTGATGAAGATGTGACCGATGATACGACCATACTTCTCTGTGCTGTCTGGAAGTTCGGTCTTGATGATAATATCTTTAGCGTTCTCTAACTTGTGCTTCAACCAATCTTTTGCTTGCAGTCCGAGTTTCTTTTCATATACATCTGCTGTGCGGCTCTCTGGCGTATCGATACCTGCCAAACGAATTCTTTTAGTGAGGCTAATATCAAAACCCAAATCGATATCAGCGTCAATAGTGTCTCCATCTACAACCTTACCAACTGATTTGATGCGGTAGATATATGGATCTTTAGTGTCTGCCATGGTCTTTCATTTCCTCGTTTGCCATCCGTAATATGTAGTAGATGACATACAAAGTAAATAAAAGACCACAACCTAGTATTGTGATTACTCCCCAAGGAAAATCATGTATCATTTATCTTTGTGTATGTATTGTATTCCTATAATAGGTAGGACAATAATACCAAATCCACAAAGTCCTAACCAAATTGGACTTGATGCTAAGTGTTCAACTAGGGTAAGCATTATTCAACCCCCAATAAATGAAAAGTGCTATGCTTGAAAAAATTAGCATAGCACTGATAAGTGTATTAGTCATCATATGCTGAATGTTGTTCAAGGTAAGTTTTGAGTGTCTTTATAAGTTCATTATACTGATCCCAGATATACTCTGATCCAGTTGAGTTCTTGTAAAGTTCGCAAGCAAGAATAAGGCGGGTGATGTCTTCTTCTCTTAGTCTCATTATCATAATGGAAACTTCAAAACTAATTATAATAACAGCAAATTTTTCGTCAGTTTTGTGTCAGCAATTCCAAGCACGAAGCGATTTGTTGATCCTGCTGTCTGGATCTTTTGCAGTTTTCTTGGAAGTTAGCTTTGACTTCATGCCTTTCATTCGAGCACAAAATGACGCCCTGCGGGGATTTCCAACTTTCTTTGAAGGTGCCTTAAGGTCGCTTCCAGGATTAGCTCTTTCGTATGACTTTCTACCTTTTTCGTTGAGACCGCCATTCTTATTCTGTCCCTCCTTTTTAGTCCAAGCAGCTTCGTCTAGTTCTACTTCTTCTCTTTTGATAGATTGAACTGGAACTGCGAAACGATCCCATGCTTTCTCGCCATAGGAACATTCTTTTCTGGTCTCTGGTTTTTGACAGAGCTTACAGAAACGCTTTTCTTCTTGCTCTTTTTTCTTTGCTTCTTCAGCAAGATGTTTGATTTCTTTATAGTTTTTCATTAGTAAATCTCCCTCCATTGAAGACCAGCCCTCCATTGAAGACCAGATCTAATTGCGCCAGCGTTATTACCCATGTTCGTTACCAATACAACATATACTTCAGATGAACTTGAGTCAAAATTCTGAACGATAATGTTTTTCTTAGCAGCAGAAATAGAACCTGTTGAAGCAGATGCTAAAGAGTTCTGTGAAGAACCAGCAGTTACATAACCACCAAACAATACATCAGCATCTGCTGATGTATAACTAGTAGCACCTACAGAATACTGAACGCCACTATCAGCATCAACATCAGTCCAAGTAAGTGTTCCTGCTAAACTTGCTTCACTTGGAAGTTTAGCAATTTTAAATGCCATTGTCTCTCCAGTCGGATACAGAGCAATATTATTCAACTTGACCGAAATTCTATTTGGATAACTATTGAAAGTATTTTTTAAACGTATTGCTAATGCTGGTAAAGTAGCACCAGCAGCAACATCTCTTGCCGTTGTCATCAACTGCATGAAATCAATACCACTTTCTGTGTATCCACCTTCTGACATTACGGTGGAACAAATCTGATCCATCGAACCACCAGAAGTTGTGCCTGTGTTTAGGATCTCACATCTTACT